CTTTTCCAGAATTGAATCCAGATCCAGCTTTGTCGGTTGCTGGTTTAGTAGAAATTGGGCGTGAATTTCCATATGAGTATGGGACGCATTTTATGCCGCATGATATTATGGTCAGAGAATGGGGCCGTGGCGCAAAAACAAGATACCAAACAGCGCAAGAGTGGGGGCTAAAACCAATCAACAAAGGCGTTGCAGTTGGGCCAATAGAACGCATAAATGCTGTTCGTGCATTGTTTCCGCAATTAAGATTTAATGATACAAAACGTGTTAGACATGGTATGAAACGAATAAACAGATACCATCGTAAATGGAACGATTCCATGCAAAGCTACACAACGCCAGCGCATGATGAAAATTCACATGGCGCAGATGCATTAGGGGAATTTGCAGTTAATTGCAGCATCAAGCCTAAACCAGTTGTTGAAAATGAAGTTGGTCGAACATTGTCAGTTGGCGGCAAATCAACCGTCACATTTAATGATTTGCTTAAATCAGCTAAAAGAAGCAAACCAAGATATGATTGAGACTATTGCAGTTTTGGCTTGTTTAAAGTAACGTATCAAGAAATGATACCCACAGCATGACGGATAAAAACATATGAGTGATGCAGCACTTGCGCAAACAGGATCATTAGAAGAGCCAATTGACGCTGGAGAAGGCCTGCAAGGTGTTGTTAAACGCTGGCAGATGGAATTGGATCTTGCATCTAAAGATGAAAAGTTTTGGCGTGAAAGGGCGCACGATGTTAATGCTCGTTATCGCGACGAAAAGAACGATTTAAAAAGCAACACAAGCACCGTTGGTCGTTATCAGTCAGGTGATCGGTTTAATGTTTTGTATTCCAACATCCAGACAATCTGCCCTGCCCTGTACAATCAAACACCAAAGCCTGATGTTCGCAGACGTTATCGTGATGCCGACGAAACAGGTAAAGTTATCGCTGACGTTTTAGAACGTGCTTTGTCGTTCACGTTAGATGAAGAGGATTTTGACCGCTATATGAAAATGGCAGTTAAAGATTGCCAGATAACAGGCCGTGGTGTCACTCGTGTTAAGTACGAAGCTGCGTTTGGCAAAGACGAACAAATACAGGGCATCGATGGTGAAGGCGAATATGAAGTTTTAGAGCGTGAAGAAGTAGAGTTTGAGCATGTTAGTTGGTCAGACTTTAGGCGTGGCCCAGGCAGAACTTGGGAAGAAGTCATGTGGGTTGGATTCAAACACACGTTTGATAAAGACGAACTTGAAGAAAACTTTCCAGATACCGCCAAAGATATTCCGCTAGATTATTCACCTGAGGGCATGGACGGTGAAGATTACGAAGATATAAACGATACATTCAAACGGGCAATAGTTTGGGAAATATGGGATAAAAAGAAACGCGAAGTTGTATTTATGTGTCCAGGGTTAAGCGAACGACCCTGCAAAACTGTCAAAGATCCATTAAACTTGAAAGACTTCTGGCCTATCCCGCGCCCAATGTACGCGGTTGATTACACTGATTCGTTAGTGCCTGTGGAGCCGTTCAGATATTACGAAGACCAAGCTGATGAACTAGATACGATCACAAGGCGCATTACTGGCGTTATTGAAGCTTGCAAAGTTCGTGGCATTTACGACAGTACAATATCAGAAATGTCAAACATTATGGATAGCTCAGAGACGATGCTTGTCCCAGCTACAGACGTTTTGCCGTTAATGCAAGCGGGCGGTTTAGATCGGGCTGTTTGGATTTGGCCGATTGAGAAAATTGCGGGCGTTCTGATTCATTTGTATCAACAGCGCGAAGCCGTGAAAACCATAATTTATGAAATTACAGGCATTGCCGACATTATGCGCGGTTCCAGTGCTGCATCTGAAACATTGGGCGCACAGCAATTAAAGGCGCAATTTGGAACGATGCGGTTGGACGATACAAGACGCGAAGTTCAAAGATATGCCCGTGACTTAGTACGCATGGCGGCTGAGATTATTGCAGAGCAATTTAGCCCAGAGACGATGCAAATTATGACTGACGTTAAGTTGCCAACGCCAGAAGAGAAAATGCAAGCGCAAATGATGGCGCAACAGATGCAACAGCAACAACAGCCAATCCCTGAAAAATTACAAGAGATATTGGATAAACCAACTTGGGATGAATGTTTGCAGATATTGCGTGATGACCAACAGCGGGCCTATCGGATTGACATTGAGACAGATAGCACTATTGCGGGCGATCAAGCGCAAGAGAAGAAAAACATAACCGAATTGCTAACTGGCATTGCTTCATTTATTCAAAGCGCTGGCCCTGCGGTAGCGGCTGGTTATTTGCCATTAGAAACGGCCAAGTCTCTGTTGATGACTTCTGTACGGAAATTTAAAATGGGCCGTGAAGTGGAAGACGCGCTTGATATGATTGGCGAAGAAGAAGAAGGCGAAGACGGGCAGCTTGATCCGCAAATGCAACAGATGCACGAACAAATGCAACAGCAAATGCAGGAATTGCAAGGCCAAGCCCAACAGCTACAGCAAGAAAACGAACAGTTAAAAGCTGATAAGAGCGCAGAAGCCCAACGCACACAAATGGATGGCGAGAAGGCTGCCGCTGAGATTGAACTGAAACGTGGCGATCAATCATTAAAAGCCCAAGAGTTTGAATTTAAAGCTTCACAACCTGTCGTTACCCCGCAAGAGCAATGGGACTATGACATGCAAATGGAGCGCGAAAAGATGGCGTTTGATGCTGAACAGAAGGCACTTGACCGTCAGGCTGAAGCTGAACAGAAAGCTTTGGATCGTGAAGCAAACATTGCAAAGGCGATTATTGCTAAGTCAGAGAACGAAAACAGCATTGATGATGCGCTGTCAGATTTACACGCAAACAAGTCTCTGACATACAATGACGACGGCAGTATTAGCGGTTATGAGACAACGGATATTGAATCAACAATAACACGAATTAAAGACGTTATATCCAATCAATCCAATGCAGACAGGGGCGGCATGGAACAGGCTTTGGTGAACATTGCGGATATGCAAGCGCAAACAAGTCAATTAATTGTTGAATCTAACGAACGCCTAGCAAGCGCAATAACTGCACCAAAGAGGGCAATTTATGAGAATGGCAGACCTGTTGGGATTGAAACGGTTTAATGGCAACATGGAATGTTAGCAAATGGGATGAAGGCGTTTGGGATGCTGACCCATCATATGCCAAAGCGGCTGGTGGTGGCGCTAAACGCAGAAGGCCAAACGAAAAGATTGTCTGGTATGACGATTGGCTAAAAGCGCAACAGCGCAAAGACATACCAGAAGAAGAACAAATTGCTGAAGTTGAAGAGGCGATTGAAGTTGTTAAAGCGTACAAAGATAAAACGGTTTTTACTGTTGATGCAAAAGCGGCCATATTGAAGGCTAAAAACGCTGAAGATATGTTAAGTCAAATTCGTGAATTAAGGGTTTTAATGAAAGCTTATTTTGCCATACAACAAGAGAAATCACGGGTTAAGAAACAAGATGATGATTTTATTGGTTTGTTTATGTTAGGGGTTTTATAATGGTTACGATGGCGCAAGCTTTAATAAAGAAGCCTGTACAAACTATGGATAACAATGGTGGTGGGTTTACGCCTACTAATACAACATCTTTATCTCCACAGCAATCTATAGACGCATCAATAAACAACGCAGCTATGATAAATTCTCCAATAGGAAGAGTTGGACAAGCAATTATGCCAGGCGGGTTTTTGTTAGGCAGTAGTGCAAATATTGGAATGAATAATAATTTAGCAAGAGCGTTAGGCGTTCCGATGGAATATGGCATTAGAGCTGGTATAGGTGGCGGTAACGCTTTAGGTGGTTTTAATCAAGTGGGGCTTAATGGCAACGATTTTACAACTCCAGGTGGTGGTTATGTTCCTGTTACTAACAATGTAGTAACTCGCAAACATGATCGTTTTGGCCCTCCAAGAGGTGAAAGCGACTATGGCGATAATAGTGGTGGCATGGGCGATCAAAGCACAGGCAGTTTTGGTGGTTTAGACGGTTATTAAGGAGTTAACCTTTGAGCGATTATAATAAAAATTTAAAAGAATATAAAACTAATTACGCTAATATCGATTGGTCGGTCAAAATTGACAAACCAAAAAAAGTAATTGAGTATATACCAACAGCGCGGTCACATTTGTCTGCGCCAAGGATTTTAAGCGATTATGAGGCATATGAATGCCCTGTGTCGGGCAAATCAATAGAAGGGCGTAGAGCGCACGAAGAAAACTTAAAAGCTACTGGTTGCAGAGTTTTGGAGCGTGGGGAGAAAGAGGACAACGCAAGAAACGCTCAGATAGCAGCGCAAGCAGAAGACAAAAGACGCGACAAAGCAATTGATGGAATAGTGGATTCAGTTGCAAACGAATATTTTAAATAATCCAAACGGAGACTTTTAATGGATTTAGAAACAACAGCTATTGAAGACTCAACGCCCGCAGATATTGATAACTTCATGGAATCTGCTTTTGATGAGTTGGAAGAAACTGGCGAAATAATTGATGACTCCGACATTAGCGAAGAACAAATTGCTAATGTTGTTGAGGCTAAAACAGATTCGGATGTTGAAGAAAACACCGATAGCGATACCGTAGCCAAGGCAGAGGCAAACAGTGAACCTGATGACCAGACCATCACCGCGCCTCAGTCTATGTCTGCGAAAGACCGTGAAGCGTTCACAACACTTCCACCCGAACAACAGAAATGGATTTCGGATCGTGCGAAGGAACAGGAATCAGCTTTCACACAAAAAACTATGGAACTTGCAGAACAACGGAAAGGGTACGACAAGCTAGATCAAATATTAGCACCAAGAAGACAACAGTTAGCACTAGATGGCATGGATGATAGCACCGCAGTTGGTCAGCTATTTGCCTTATCAGACTATGCAAACAATGATCCAATTGGCTTTGTTAAATATATGATGAATGCGCGTCAGATTCCAATGTCTGCTTTAACTGAATCCGCTGGGCCTCAACAGCCCATCGATCCTCAATTAGCTGCCATGCAACAGAAAATGCAAGGCTTTGAGAATTTCTTAACACAACAACAAATGCAAGCACAACAACAAGCGGAAACTGCCATTAATGGTGATGTACAAAAATTTGCACAAGACAACGAATTTTATGCAGAACTTGAAAATGAAATGATTCCAGTTGTTGCGGCATTACGACAAAACGATCCAAATCTTTCTAACCATGATGCGTTGTCAAAAGCTTATAAAATGGCGATTGCGGCAAATGATGGTGTATCTGCTAAAGTTGAAGCTTCAAAATCAACCAAGGCAGAAACAGATAAAGTTGCAATGGCGAAAGCCCGCGCAGCCAAGTCAAAGAAGGCAGCGGCATCTAATGTAGTCCGTAGTGGTGCAAGACCCGCTGGCAAAGCTGGTGTTGAAAATGTTGAGGACTTTATCGGGGGCTTGGTTGACGAACGCATGACGGCTTAAAATGAAAGGAAAGTCTAATGGCTTCTCCAAATAGCTCGTTTACCGAAATATCGGCAATTACTTATCGGCATTTTAAAGATAAGTATCTTGCAGATAACGTCACGAACCACACTGCGTTACACCAGCGCCTAACCGAAAAAGGCCAAGTTGGTCTTGTTGGTGGCGGTTGGGAAATCCAAGTTCCGCTCGATTACACCGAAAACGGTACATATCAGCGTTACTCAGGCTATGACACTTTGGACGTTTCTCAAAGTGAAGTCTTTACTGCGGCTAACTTCCCTTGGAAGCAAATCGCAATTAACGTCGTTGCATCTGGCTTAGAAATTCGCCAAAACAGCGGCAAAGAAGGCGTAATTAAGCTTGTTAAAAACAAGTTGAAGAATGCAATGCGTACCGCTGGCAACAACTTCTCTGTTGATATGTATTCCGACGGCACCACAGCTAACCAGATCAATGGCTTGCAAGCTCTTGTTTCTGACGCTGGAACAGGTACTGTTGGTGGCATTAATTCCACAACTTATACCTTCTGGAAAAGCGCACTTCAGTCTGCGGCTGCACCTTTACAAGGCGGTGGCGGTATTGCGGTTAGTGCAACCACGATCGAAAGCTTGATGCTTCCGTTGTGGTTAAACTTAACACGTAATAACGATATGCCTGATTTGATTATTATGGATGACACATACTTCACGTTTTTTGATAATAGTCAAACTAGCTTAAAGCGTTACACCAACACAACAGACGTTGCGGCTGGTTCAACTTCCTTGAAATACAAGGGCGCTGATGTGGTCTATGATTCTGTTGCTTCTGGTATGCCAGACGCTCATGCTTACTTCTTGAATACGGATTATATTGGGCTTTGCGCTCATAAAGATGCGAACTGGACAGAAGTGCATGAGAAGTGGTCAGTCAACCAAGACAGTCAGGTTCTTCCAATCATCTGGCAGGGCAATATGACTGTTTCCAACCGTTCACTTCAGGGCGTTATGAAAGCTTAGACGCTTTTGTGCAAACTTTATTTCCTGAAAGGAAAATTAAATGTCTAGTTATGATATAGTGACCCCAATCGCAGGAGCGCAGCCTATTGCTGACACTTCTGCAACTCAACTCCACCCGCTTGGCTTAATTGTTCAAGCTTCAGATAATGCATCTACTGCTTATGGCTGTGGTGAATTTATCTACTTGAAAGGATTAGCGGCAACGGTTGTTGGTTCTTTTGTTACTTACAACGCAGATGACAACTCAACAACGCTATTGGCAGCTAATGCCATTGGCCCTGTTGCGGTTGCCATGTCTATTAATCTTGCTGGCTATTATGGTTGGTATCAGATTTCTGGCAAAGTTGTAGGTAAAGCTTTGGCTGGTTACGCTGACAATGGCCTCGTTTACGCAACTGCTACCGCTGGCAGCATCGATGATGCTGTTGTCGCTGGTGACCGTGTAAAGCTGGCTAAAGGCGCATCTGCCGTTGGTACACCATCTTCAGGTCTTGCTGAATTTGAAATGCAGCGTTCATTCATGGATGATGCAACAGCGGCTTAACTAAATCGGGGCTGGCTTAACTGTCGGCCCCTTTTTACTACAAAAGGAAAAACAATGGTTGATATGCTTCCAGAAGAGAAACACGGTTTTTATGTCGAGTTTGAATTGAGAGCAGAAGAAGACAGAAACGAAACAATGAAAGTGGGCCACCCCGTTTTTCACGATATAGAAATTGCAATAATTACAATGCCAGGCGGCAATCTTGTTGTTGATAAGGTTGTTTCGGCTGAATTATTAAATGAGTGGAAGCGCGGTATACCTGGACGCAAGCCACCATCACCATTTGCCACTGCTGCTTATGAAGCATGGAAAGATGGTCGAGAAGCTCCTGTAAATGGAATTGATTTAAAAAACTGGCCTGGAGTTACCCCAGCGCAGTTAAAAATGTGCCAAGGTTGCAACATCCGCACCGTTGAAGATTTAGCAGAATCAAACGCTGATTCTATTCGCAAAATGGGCATGGGCGGTGTGGCTTTAAAAGATAAGGCTATATCTTATATGAAGTCTGCGGGCTTAAACAAAAACAGTGAAGAAGTGAGTGCTTTAAAAGTTGAGATGGAAGCTTTGCGTGAAGCTGTTACAAAAAGAGATTTGCAAATTGAGAAGTTAATGGAACAGTTGACTGAGCCAGAAGATGAACCAAAGCGCAGAAAAAAGGCAGCGTAATGGAAACACATTTTTTTGAGCGGGATGGAGTTAATTTTATATCAATCAAGATCGATGCAAGCACTGCCGTTGATCTTATTGCAACGGAAGAACATAAAGTTAAATACAATTCCGAATGGATAGCGTACAATGCAGTTGTAAGGGCGCATAACGCTGACGGCACATTTAAAGCAGACGATCCTGACACGCCTGAAAACGAAGCGTTTGTTAAAGTTAGAAAAAAACCCGCTAAGAAAAAGGCGAAATAGTTATGACTTTGTTGACAATGGTGAATGGCGCACAAGACACAATTGGGCTTACACGATCATCTGTTGTCGTTGCATCATCTGATGGAAATACTAGGACGTTGTTAGCTTTGGCCCAAACGGAAGGACGCGAGTTGCTTGAGCGTTTCTCTTGGCCTCAAACGCAAGCTGAAGCTACACACACAACATTGGCGGCTGAGTTACAAGGCGTGATGACCACCATTGCATCTGGCTTTGGTTATATAATTAACCAGACGTTTTGGAATCGAACATTAACGCAACCTGTAACAGGGCCATTATCGCCACAAGAATGGCAGCTTCAGAAAGCCCGTGTGACGACAGGCCCATACTCTAGCTATAGGATACAAGCTGGAAAGCTTTTTGCGTACCCAGCACCACCAGCGGGCAATACATGGGTGTTTGAATACCAAACTATAAACTTCTGTGAGTCTAGTGGTGGAACGGATCAATCTGCATGGGCGGCTGACACTGATGTTGGGTTGCTAGACGAAAACTTAATGCAAATGGGTTTGGTTTGGCGATTTAAGAAAAAGAACGGCTTGGATTACTCAGAAGATTTCCGCATTTATGAGCAGAAACTTGCCAATGAAACTGCAAGAGTTGGCGGCAAAAAGGTATTAGATATGGCAAGCGGCAACCAATCTAATACAGGAATTTATGTGCCTGAAGGTTCTTGGAGTTAATTAAATGGCAAGTATGCAAGACGTTTTAAAGAACAACTACCAAAACATGAATCCTTTTGACGTTATGCGGAAATTAGGGTTAAACATTCC